CTAAAACAGATCGCAAAACAAGTGGTGTCTCAACTTGGAGACTCATTAGACACAACCATTATCTACACTAGAAAACTATCTACCAGCTACAACACATCTACAGGTGCAGTAACCACAAGCGATACCAGCTACACAATAAAAGTTCCCGTAGAGTTTATACAATCTACTGAAGAAACAGGTTTTCAGGAAAACGTAGCCCGTGTTTATATAACACCCGATTTAATAGGGGACAGCCAACCCTTATTATCAGATGAGATCACTCTCACATTTTCTGGATCGACCAGAGTTGCAAAGATAACTGATGTCAGAACTTTGCGTGGTGGACAAGAGTATCTATTCAGAGTTGACGTTATCTTCTAATGACTTTAGTAAACGCAAGAGCAGCATTTGAAACAGCAATCAAAAACGCAGTAACAACTGCCGACAATACAGTGACAGTTGTGTTCGACAATATGCCTTTTACAACTCCTGGTAAAAACAAGAAATATGTAATGGTAAGTTTAGACTTTGACCAATCAACAACTCAGCCACAAGGTGCAGCTATTGATTACTACGCAGGATCCATTAGATGTGCGATTATGACTCCATCTAATAAAGGAAGTGCCGTAGCTTCTGCAATAGCAGAATCAGTAATTGATGGAATGACATCAGTAAATGCTTCTAATTACTCAGATACTTTTTCAGTTACTCCAAGAGTAGGACCTGTAAGCGGTCCAACATCTGTAACAACTGCAAATCAAAGTCACTTTACTAGCATAGTAAACTGCAATTTCACGGCTAATGGCTAAAGATATAAAATTTTTAGTTGGAGATTTAGAAAAAAGTTTTTTGCAAGGTAAGGGGGCAGCAGCATCAACTATTGCTTTTTCTCTAGCAAATCGAAGTCCGATATGGACAGGAACTTTTAACAGATCTTGGAAAATTCAAAAAGGAACACCTGTAGCTCCTACAAAACCTAGAGACGAGACAGGGGCAAAAGCTCTAGTTAGAACTGCATTTAGCAGAGTACAAAAACGAGAGCCAGTAATTATGACAACATTATCTGAGATTTTATACATAGGAAATGAAACTAAATACGCTGGCTTTGTAATAAACGAAGAACCAAGCCCTTATGACGGAAGGATGTATAAACAATCTTTTGATGAAGGTTACAACACTACACCTATACCTAATCTGCCTGATTGGTACGATGTTTACTTATTAGGAGATTATTTATTTCAAGACCTAGAAAAAGGTTTTCAATCTGCTGGTTTTGTCTCTGGTGCAACATTTACATACGATAGAATGTTACCTAGTCTAGATAGTTACGATAATAGACTTTTTGGATTCTGATAAGACAATAATTACACTTTGAGTTATACTACAAGAATAAGTACAACTTTTTATGCCAACAGTAAGAGCAATCGACAAGCTAAAGCAAGCATTTAGTGTTGAAGAACGCAGTAGCTACTCTATTTTAAAAGGAGAAGAACTTGTTTTAAAGATATTTTGGTCGCCTCTTACAATAGCTGACAGAGACACCATAAACAGTACATTAATAGCTATGAACAAAGGACAAGAAGAAGGAAGTCTTGACTTTGCATTACAGGTTATTGTTACAAAAGCTGAAGATGAATCAGGTGCAAAAATGTTTACATCGGGAGATTTACCATCATTAAGAAGAGAAATACCTCTATCAGTTTTGCTAGATATTATGACTAAGATGCAAGGCATGGGCGAGGAGGTAAGCCCCGATGCCGTAAAAAGCTAAATTAAAAGAAGATAATTTTATATATTTACAGTTTTTTATTGCAGAAAAATTAGGATATACACTTAGAGAAATAAGAGAAAGAATGTCAGTCGAAGAACTGTACGGATGGAACGCTTACTTTACGATTAAGTCTGAACGGGAAGAAGAAGCCTACGAAAAGGCAAAGAGGCAAGCCCAAACACGCAAAGTACGCTAAACTTTTAATATCCGTGTATTCTGCAAAAAACCAGTGGCATCTGAATATAGCGTAAATATAAGTTTAGATACCAAAAAGGCGGAGGCTAATCTTAGAAATTTAAAAAAGGGTATAGATGGCTTAACTGCAAAAAAGGGCGGAGCAGCAAAAAAAGAATTAAGTGCAGAAGAGCAATTATTAAAAATAGAGAACCAACAGCTTACCATAAAAAATAGAGGATTAGGTCTTACTCTGAAAGCTCTTCCTTTGGAGCAGAAAGGAGTAAATATAAAAAAAGTAGAGAAAAAGATAAGAGCAGCAAATGTGGCTGCAAGTCAGGAAGATTTTGACCTAGCCAAGAAAAATTTACTTTTAGCAGATAAAAGAATAAAAAAGGCTCAAGTTTTACTGAAGAAAAACCAAGACACAGCAAAGACAGCAAAGAAAGCATCATTTGACCCTTCAAGAGTAAACATTGGAGCAGGACAGGCTCCGATGAATATAAATACAATACTTGCACAATCAGAAAAAAGATTAGGTTTTGAGGTAAAACTGAGGGAACTAGAATCTCAGGGAGTTAAAACCGCTAAGTTAAGAGCAAAGATGGGCGAACTGGTTGATGCCCGAAACAGAAAAGAGTTTGGAAGTATTGATAGAATAAACAGACAGATAAGAATGGGAATAAAGTTTGAGCAAAGCAAACTAAGACTGCTTGCCAAGCAAAATGCTGAAAGAGTTAAAGAAGATAAATTTATCCAACGACAAGTATCTAATGTAAACAAACTGGCTAACGAGTTTGGTCGATTAGGAATAAGTGTAGGCAAATTCCAGGATAGTCTGATAAATACCAGAGGACCAGGTGGAAGTATGTTAGCTCTGCCTAGTGCTCAGATGTTAGACCAAAGAGTTAGGGCAACAGGGCAAGCTGGTGGATTTAGCAGAAACATACCAAGATTTAGACTACCTTCGCCTACTAGGGGTTTTGATTTTGGAAGTGCTTTAATAAGTGGTGGTTTTCCTCTGTTATTCGGTCAAGGTCCAGTAGGTGCTCTTGCTGGTGGTTTAGGTGGTGGTATCGGTGGAATGTTTGGACAAATGGGTGGTTTTGCAGGAGGTATCGCAGCTACAGCAATAGTTCAACAAGTACAAAACACAATAGCTGCCGTATCACAATTAGGACAGGCATTTAATACCATAAATCCAAATATAGAGGCACTTACCGCATCATTAGGTGTAGCTGGAACGGAAGAAGAAAGAAGATTAAAACTAATAGAAGAAACACAGGGTAAACAAGCTGCGTTAGCTGCTGTAACCGAAAATATGAACAAAGCTATAGGTGTCGATGGAGTAGAAAACTTGAAAAAGTTTGGGGAAACAAGTCAACTACTGGCTAACGCATTTACGCTGGCAATGACTAAGATGCAAGCTGCTTTAGCTCCACTCTTTGAATTACTTGCAACTCCTTTTGCTGGACCGATAAAAGCAAAACAAAGAGCAGAGCAAGTGGCTGCTGGCGGTGGAGCCACAGATGCAACCTTATTAGGATTACAGGAAGAACTGGCAGGAATATCAGGTAAGAGACAAAATAGAGCAAGACGTAAAAGATTAGAAGCACAGATAGAAGCAAGAAAACAAGAGTTAGCTGAACTAGGAAAGATTGAAATAACAGCTAAAAATATAAGAATGATAGAAGATTCTAAACTTAAAAAGATAAGGCAACAGAATGATTTACTGAGAGCAAAAATAAATGGAAACTTTGAAGAGGTACAGTTAGCTCAAGAAGTGGAAGAAAAAATACAGGAAATGGTAGACGCAGGAGCAAAGATAAATGAAATAGATAAGCAAAGAGTTGAAGATACTATGAAACTAAATAAAGATTTAGAAAAACAGGCAGAATTGGCAGAAAAAATAAGACAATCATTTAAAGATTTAGGACAGTCAATAGCAACAGACATATCCGATGGAATAAAAGGAATGATCCGTGGAACGTCAACACTAAACGATCTGCTCAATAATGTAATGGATAAATTAATAGACACAGCATTTAACATGGCTTTCTTTGGTAATCCAATGGGTCAGATGGGAAGTGGAGGATTATTTGGTTCGATATTTAGTGGCATTGGTTCAATGTTCAATAAAGGTCCGTTTGGAGGAGCACCTTTAGGTCCAAAAGGAAATCCATTAAGTCAACATACCAGTCTAGTAGTGGGAGAAAGAGCAGGAGGAGGATCGGTAAAAGCAGGAAGTGGTTATCTTGTCGGAGAACGTGGACCTGAGTTATTCAGCCCAGGTGTATCTGGAATGATTACACCAAACCATGCTCTTGGTGGTTCAACAAATATAGTGGTAAACGTAGACGCTTCTGGTTCTGCTGTTGAAGGAGATGAAGAACAAGGTAGAGAACTTGGTCGTATGATTTCAGTTGCTATACAATCAGAATT